GCTTGATCTGTAACATATACCAAGGGTAGACTAGCCCTTGTAGCATAGTAAGGTAAATTAGTAGCAGATAAAGTAAAACTTGCATCATATTCTAATTTAACTCTCCTGTCTAGGAGTACCGATGTTTTATCTTCTGTAAGTGCTATTGCAGTATCAGTTGATAAATTAATATTTTCTAAATAAATTCCATCATTTCTTTTAATTAGAATTTGTAATGTGGAACCAATAAATTGACAATTTATAACTTCATTACCAGCTCCAAATTTCCAAACTGACCAAGAAGATTGGATTTTATCTTGTGCTTGCCAATAATATTTATAAATATATAAATTAGTTTTTTCTATACTGCTTTGACAGACAAGAAGAGACTCATTACTGGAAGAAATCATTCTTGTTATTTTTCCAGGTATATATTGAGGAACATGAGCAGTGATCTCTACTGCATCATTAACCTCTTTAGAATTATCTACGAAATATTCTCTTACACCAGAATACTCCCCTCTTTGAAATGCAAAGAAAACATATCTACCAACTGAGACAGGCTTTACATTAGCATCTGATTCAAATTGAGTTGTAACATCTACAGAAACAGTAGCAGGTGAGAGTATTCCGGGGGAATTCAGAGAAAATTGTTGAAGTTCTGAAAAGAATAGAAGTGATTCACTAAAAGGTACTGCATGTTTAAGGAGGGATACTTTATCATTGGAGACTGTGACATCTATAGGGCTACTATCTAACCCTGTTATCACAGTTGTAGGAAAGAAATTATAATAGTTACCAGCTTCACTCATTACTACATTTTCATCTGCTAGGAAGCCTATTCTATTTTTATGAAAGAATATATCTTGAAGAGTTCCTCCTACGAATGACGGAAAGGGACTTAGTTCATCATCTCCTGCTAATCTGGCATTCCAACCTATCCTAGAGAAGTCTGTATTAGTTACTGAATCAACTGTTCTTCCATCATCTGCTGTTTTTACTACTGCCTCAAATACAAATGTTATTCCTAGAGGGTTTGTAGTAGTTATTTCACTATCATCAAATAATCTCACCAATCTATGTGGAAGATTTATATAATTCATATGTTCAATTGATTCTGGACCCGGACATTCCTTCCAAACTCCCTTATCTTGATCATCAGCTTCAAATTTCACATAAAAATCATCTTCTTGTCGAGTATCATCTCCAGCTATTTTAGTAATGAATCCATCAGGAACATTCTCTCCGGGGAGATTCGTAAAACTTCTTGTTTCTCCTCCTCCTATGGCTCCCTTAATACCAAATAAATCTGTATCAGCATGAGAGTCAGTAGTTGAAACTGAAAAATCTGCAGTATGTTTAAAGTGTAATACACTTCCATGTATTGTACATGTCATACCGGATGGCATGTTACTTCCTGCGGTTGGATGAAAACCCGCTTTAAAATTAGCATCTGTATCTCCATCTATATTTTTTCCAGCAGTAGGCTGTCTACCACCAAATCCTGTTTTTTCTAAGTCTTTACCAGCAGTACCAAATGTTAGAGTAGTAGTAGAACTACTTACTGTAGCATTAGAAGTAAGTTCTAAAGTAGTGCTATCGGTTACCTCTGAAACTGTTGCTCCCTCTGAAATTCCTGTTCCAGATACTGCCATTCCTACAGTAATACCAGTTGTACTTGATACTGTTATTGTTGCATCTGTATCCACTAAAGTACATTCTGTTAAAACTATTACTGTATCTTTACCAGAAACATCAAATAATCCCCAACCATTTCCACTTAAATTATCTGCACCATTTAAAAGAGCATCTGCTATTGCATCAGTACCAATATATTCTTGGTTGGTTACAGGTAAAGTAGCGGGAGTCTGATAACCCACTTTATAGTATGTACTTCCTACTTTAATACTCACTACATACTTACTATTATGACCACCCTTTTTAACATATACTAATGCTTCATAAGAAGTACTTCCAAGATTAGTAGAACCTCTTGGTGAGATTGCTGAACCACCATCTTGTCCTGAAGTTTCTCCATCTGTAGCGGCCTTTGTTACAACTCTTTTATTTGATACATAAAAAGTTGTATCTGTAATAGTAGTGGCTTTTACATCTGTAGAAAAGTCTTCTACGTCAGAAAAATAGGATAGTCCGGCATTATCCATTGTAGTGAATACTGGAGTACTTGCATAACTATTCTTTTGGACAGGCATCTCATTTCCATCCTTATCAAATACTCTTATAAATTTATCACTTGCTGCCCCATCAGTACCACCAAGTATGACGGTATAAGATTCGTTTTCGTCTCTTCGTATTGAATGAATATGAAATGAACCAGTTGTAGTAGCTAGAATTTTTTTAACTGATGTAGTGCCGGGTCTTTTTTCTAGGCCATTTGCTACACTTGCTAATCCATTTTCTTGGATTTCAGCTTGGGTAGCTAATCTTATTTCGGGAGGTTGTTGAGAAACCCCATTAATAAGATTTGGAATAGATTTGGATATTAATGGCATATGTTTATTAAATTAGTGTAGAGGAAGCTGTGGATATATATCTATCTAAATGTCGGTATGTGTCATAGTGATCAAATATATTATAATCTCCTACTTCTGACTCTGCTTCTTTTAAGGCGATAAATGCAGCTCCTTCTTCGTCAGCTTGAAGTTTAGATAATGTTGGTGATCCTATTATATTTTCTTGAAACTTTCTTCCTGCTCTTAGGGTAATATATCTTCGTGCTACTTCTGGAAGACCCTCGAAAGGTAAGAGTGTTACCATATCTACAACCACATCTGTTGTAAATATAAAGGAATTAGTTACTCTATCATAAAGTCGTCTACTTCGTTCTACTATATCTGTAGTATAATCTCTTAGAACTGAAATTGTATCTATTTTTATACAGTTAGATGGTAAGTCTATATGTCCATTTATATTTGGTGATAACGTCTTACGAAGATCAGTATTAAATGTCCATCCTATACTTTGTACCTCTCGATTAATATTATTTAGGATTATTTCAGCAATCTCTGCTTCTTGTAATCCAGAACCTAATGTATTAACAGGTGCTTCGCCAATACTTATTAGTATTGTATTGACAGCATCTAGTTTAGTCGTGTTTGTTAATGTTGCCATATAATTAAATCAGAAAGGTAAAAAGAAAAGGGAGGAGAAAAGAGGGTAGAGCAGGAGGAACTGGAATGAGGAAGGGTCACTCCGTTTGGAAGAGAACCTCCTGTTACCCTCTAATTAGATTAAGCTGCTGGAGCCATTAGTGCTACTGCCATTGCTGGACGTAGTACGTTATGACCCATTGCATACCTAGAAACAATCAGAGTACCCTGACGTTCAATCTGATACTCAGACTCAACGGACAAGTCCATCAGTTTCACAGTTGCAACAGCATCCTTGTGCATCACTAAAGCACGAACTGTTAAAGATTCGTCCTCAAGATTAACAGCAGATGTGCCATCAAGTCCATCTGCATGACCGATATTACTACCCGCACCTGTAGAGGCTGTATATGCGTCTGGAAGGTTATAATGGGAAGCACGACCCGAACCTACAGTATTTGCAAGTGGTGCTTGACCAGTTGAAATAGCAGGGTCAGCAGTTGACCACAGTGAACCTGTCCATGTTGCTGCTGCACCATGACCCATACTTCCAAGATGAGGAGTTCTAACTACAGGAATACCTGCAATTGTTGGAAGATCAAGATTATTTATTGATCCACTTCCACCTACATCTTTATTAAACATTGTCAAGGCAGAAATAGATTCACTATTTACACCTGTCTTGAACAAGGAATAGAATTGGTCGGTTGCACAAACACAAACAAGATCCTCAAGAGGTGCTCCTGCACTCTCAAGAATACGTTTGGCTTCGATCATACCTTCTACGAAGTCGGCTGCCTTCTTTGAGTCAGCTAAGTTTGCGGCATAAGTCACGTTGGATGTGAAATCTTCGTCATCCCATGAATCATAATCTTGAATCATTTTACTTGCACGTTCCTTATTTGTGCATAGTGCAGCTTTAACAGCCATACGAAGGATATTTTGGTCTGCCGATTTTGCTAAAGCATAACCTGATTCCTGTGTATAGACTGAACGGATGTCGAAGTGTTGCATTGCTTCATCAATATTAGGGATGAATTGTGCAGCGATTAAGAGATCATCAACTGAGACTACTCTCTCAGCATTTGCAGCTATTACATCAGGCATGATCTCATTACCCGGTGTATGGTACTCTGCGGCTCGGTATTTACCCGTCATAATAAACTGGGCAGACTTACCTTTCTTAATTGACCGCACTCGGCAGTAGTTCATCATGATGTTTCTTGTCTGAAACGCTGACATGACTTCACCTGCGTAAAGTTTTAAATATAAATTCCTTACGTCACCTGCTTTATTCGTTTGACCACTACGTTGTGCCGCAGCGTCCAAAGCGTTTGAGGCTCCTTGAAGTGCCATATTTTTCCTTTTTGATTAAAGTTATACTGAATTTAATTCCAGCATTTTGATTATAAAAATCCATTTATAACCACAACTGTTCAATCAAAGTTATCCACCTCAATGGGCTAAAATTTACTTTGTGTAGTATTTTTGGAAATATTACATAATGGATGATTGTGATAACTTATGTGTCACTTCATCCCTGTAAGCAGGGTCATTTTGATACCGAGGATCATTCATAGCCTTCGTCAGTTGAGTTACTGATTTATAAGAACTAACACTTTTCCCACCTGTATCACCCTGTAATAGAGTTGGAGTTTCACCAACTTCTAAATTCCTTCTTGCTTGTAAAGACTTAATTGCAAAAAGTACATCATCTGAATTTGGATTCTCTATTGCTCTATTAAAAGCATCTATATCATTTTCTGGTAAGGTAGTTTTTGCCCAATCTAAAAGAACATTGTACTCTTCTTTACCTCCTACAGATTCATATGCTCTTTCTGTTATTTGATTAGCTATTGCAGACTGACCAGCTATCCACGTATCTACAACTTCAGCATTCATTCCACCTTTAGCTAATTCAGCATATGAAGTATCACTTAACTCACCTTGTTGTGCATACTCTGTTGCATATTTGGTAAAGTCTAATCCTTGAGTTTGTAATGCTTCAGTTACCTCATCTACATTTGCTAGTTGTAGAGTATCTTCTTTTTCTTCTTGTTGTCCCTTTTGAACTGATGTATTTCCAGATGATAATTTTTGTTCTAATTGTGAATATGCTTCTGCTAAGTCTTCTGGATTCTCAAACTTATCTGGAAGCCATTTAGGTTTTCCATCTTCTCTAGGAATACTCTGAACACGTTCAGCCTTATCAATCATTTCTTGAATATGCTCCTGACTTTCGGGAGCCTCTTCTTCAAATGTTTCAACTACTTTAGTATCTGCCATATTATACCTTCCTTTTTATTGTTGTTGTTGATTTTGCATTTCGCCCTTAGCTAATTCTGGAGCAACTCTAGTCATTACCTCACTCATCATTTGTTGTTCTTGCATAGCTTCTTGTTGTTTCTCTCTTGCCTGTGCTTCTTGTTGTTTTTCTTCTTCAGATTTAATTAGACCATTAGGTTCAATACCAAGTGAGGCCGACAAACGAGTGATATACTCATTAGTATTTATCTCTTGCATAATCATATCTGGTCCGAAAGGTGTAAGATGTTGAAGGAATGTGGCAAGTTCATTTAAGTCTTGACCTCTTCCCAACGCCTCTACTCCTGTGATTACCATCGGCTTTAAGGAGTCATCAGGAAATGGAGGAAGTTTCTTTTCTTTCTTCAGTTTATTCATAATAAGTTGTACTAATGGTAACTGAAATTCCTGAGATAGAATTGAATACACTCCACCTAATGCTATTTCCAATTCTTGATGGGCAATTCTTATTTCTTCTGCTGTCACCCTCTCAGCATCCCTACGAATAGAAGAATTCATAAGAAATACTCGTCCTAATCTTTCAGATAAAACTCTTATTGTATCTTGAGCAACTCTAAAATCAGCGGTTTTTTGTAATTGAAGTGTGGAAACATCACCACTATCTCCACTTACTATTGCTCCATTAGGGGAATCTGCAAGTGTCTTAATTCTTGTAGTTCCATTTGGACGTACCAAGAAGAGTATCTTAGCCGCAGCAGCACTCCCTTCTACAATAGCTTTAGTTAATGTTTCTAATGATTTTAAATCTCCAATATATTCTTCTACAAATCCTCTACCATAATCTTCACCATCTATATGTGTAAATCTTAAAGCAATAAATGGATTTTTATTTTTTGGAAATGATCCTTCACTTCCCGGTACAACCTTACCCTCCACCTCTTGATGTATTTTCCAATTTCTACCTGTCCATTTAACACAGGTGAAAAGATCAATACTTGTTTTTGGTACTTCATCTTCTTCTATTTCAGCTACTAAATGTTTAGCCTTATCTGGTAAGGATAATGGAGACATTGTTTCTTTAATAATTATCTTCAATACATTACCCATTGAATCTCTTTTAACAACATACCTGTCCAGCTTAAAAACTCTCATCTGTTCTTTATCTGGTAGATACACTAAGACATTACCTGCCACTATTAAATGTTTCAATGCCTCAGAAATAGGAACACGTAATGCACGAACCTCAATTTCTTGAGCTATCATACGTTCTATCCTAGAAAGAGCTTCTTCTGCTTCTCCTCTCTGATCGGCTAATAAATTTTCTAACTCTACATCATCTATTACTAATCTAAAAAAAGGTGCGTTAGGAGGTATGAGAGATAAAAGTAATTTACTAGATAAATTATTCACTCCCTCCGCTCCTATAGATTGGAAGGGAGTAGGTAGAATAGAGGAACTAGAGTGACCTTCGTTTACTAAAAGTGAGGGGATTGTAAGTTCTGAGGATGATCTTGCTCTATCTAAGAAAGACTCTCTTTCTCCTTTCAGACTTGTATACATTCCTTGAGCATAACCTAATTCAACTTCCTCATTATTATCTACACTAATATATTCCATAGTTTATTAAATTTTAAGAGTAGAAGTGGCGGAAGATCGTTTATATTTGGTAGATCCTCTAGCAAATTTCTTCCCTTTACTTATAGCTAAGAAGGGATTGTTTTTCTTCTTCTTTCCTTTATTACCTTTAGCAAATGTATTTATATTTCCACCCGTTAAAAGTCCATCAGTTCCAGTTGTACCGTCATCATCGGCTGTGTCGGTTGTGTTTATAGAAGATACAAGACCTGTCGTTTCTTCAGCTACCTCTTCCATTGGTTTATTAATAAATCTCTCAAATAAGTCATCTCTCAGGTCTTCAACATATCCTGCTCCATATTCTAGATTGGTCTTTGTGGCATCAGCAGCGGCATGAAGGGCCGCCTTTGTTGCATCGGCTCCATATTCTAGATTGGTCTTTCCAGCGTCCGTAGCAGCATGAAGGGCAGCCTTTGTAGCATCAGCTCCGTATTCTAGGTTAGTCTTTCCAGCATCAGTAGCGGCAGCAAGTGCCTCTTTTGTAGCATCGGCTCCATATTCTAGGTTAGTCTTTGTAGCGTCCGTAGCAGAGGCAAGTGCCTCTTTTGTTGCATCGGCTCCGTATTCTAGATTAGTCTTTGTAGCATCAGAAGCAGAGGCTGCGGCAGCTTTTGCATCGGCAGCTAACTTATCAGCAGCAACTCTTGCGGCCTCAGTAGCCCGTGCAGTTTCAGCGGCAGCTTTTGCAGCATTCTCTTCAGCAGCTTTTGCAGCAGCCTTTAGCTCGGCCTCTGCTTTAGCAGCAGCAACTCTTGCCGCTTCAGCAGCAGCAGCAGCCTGACGTTCCGCTTCAGCTTTAGCATCATCAGCTAACTTTTTGGCAGCCGCTTCAGCAGCAGCAGTAGCCCGTGCAGTCTCCGCAGCTAACTTATCAGCAGCCTCTTGAGCTTTTTTAGTTGCCGCTTTTTTAGCCGCTTCAGCAGCAGCAGCAGCCCGTTGTGCCTCCGCTTTAGCAGCCGCTTCAGCCCGTTGTGCCTCCGCTTTAGCAGCCGCTTCAGTCCGGCGCATCTCCGCTTTAGCAGCCGCTTCAGTCTCTGCAAATTTTTCCTTAAATTTTCTTTCAGCCTCTTGAGCTTTACTCTTTACATCCCCCAATGAGCCTCCAACATCTCCACAAAGAGTTACTTCTCCATCATATTCAAAAGACTTAGAATCTGTTTCTACCAATTGACCATCTAGCCACTTATAATTTATTTCTGTATATATTTTCATTTTAATTTAAGGGGAAATAAAATTGGTAACGAGTAACAACATTTGTCCAATCTTTAGTTTGTTTTGCCATCTCTGCAAAGTAATCTAATTCGCTATGACAATACATACCTACGCATTTATTATCTCTTGCAAACTTTGAAATAGATTTGTAAGCTTCAAAATATCTTTCTGAAAGTGTTTCTTTATCTACATCTTTAGTACGAGTAGATGAAGAGAGTAGTAAAGTTTTTCTTTCTGTAATCTCACAAAAAAGTAACTGAGTGAGTACAATATAATCTTCATCTCCTTCTGACCAAAGGTGCATAACTTGATTAAAAGGATTCATAAGGCGTTCAAACACACCTTTATAAATATTCTGAGATTTTCCTATTATAATTAAACCACTTTCTGAAGAGGTCATTGCTGTTTCAATATGGGGTTTATATTTATCCCAATTCTCTTTAATCTCTTTTTGACTAAGTAATCTTAACATTCATAGTTCCTTCCTTTTATCATTTAATTCTCAGATCTACGACCTGATTTATAGCTCTTAAAATGACTAGCTCCTTCACCTCCGCCAGTTCCTTTTCTACCAATTTTTAAAGATGATCTTCCTTGGTTTTTTCCACTTTTAGCCATTGAAAATCTTGCTGACTTACCTAATAAACTACCTGAACCTTTTAATATTTTTGCCGGTTTAGGTTTGGTTTTTTCTGTTGTCCCCGATCCACTATCCTTATATTTAGGATGACCCATTGGAAACCCTAGAATTTCTCCTCCTTTTCTTATAATATCATTCCCATAGGCATTTAACATCTCAGCTCTACTTTGAATAAATCTTAATTGTTGAGTCCTCTCATTCAAGTACTTAAATGCACCATGTCCGGGCATTGGTATATTAGGTATTCCTATGTTGGGAGTTCCCTTAAATACATCTTGATACTTATCTGGAATCATACGATCAAGAGCCTTATCTCCAAACATGAATGGAACATCTTCCATAGTATGAAGAAGCCGTTCAGTATGTGCAAACAAACTTCCTTCCGGTGTATTTAGGGAAGAGAAAATATTTGTTGTCTTATTAATACCAGTAGAAAAAACATCTATACCAGCAGTTAAATTTCTGTGATGCTGTTCATCAAATACACCAGTTGCAGTTTTAGTAAGAGTGTTAATTCCGGTGTTTATATCATAGGATTTTCCTCTAGTTTGAGGAAAATACTGTCTAAGTTTTTTGGTAAACCAACTCATTATTTTTGTGGCGAAGTTAAAATGTTAATTGTAGTTTCTGAGCTTTCACTTTCTTGGGTACTTATATTATATTCACTTTCTAATATTTCAATAACCTTTTGTTGACCCTGAAGAAATCTCATTTGTTCTAAATCTGTAGCTATTGAAGGTAACTTATCAGGAAAACACTCTTTTAACCAATTTAAAAGTTCTTTAGTTATACCATAACTACCTATTTTACCATGTAACATAATAAATTATCTCTATAAAGGTTGTTTTTTAAAGAATTTCACAAGTATTTCCAGTACATGCTAGTTCTTGTGAGGAAGTAGTAAGATCTACTTTTTCATACTTACTTAAAGTTGTCCATTCCAAGTCTGGAATCTTTTTTAATAAATTTTTATATTCTTTTTCACTACATTCTTGATAGGGTGCTTGTTGATATGAATGATCTGAGTAAGGGAGGAAAGATATACCAGATATAATATCAAAATTATCGAATACAAAAGCTCCAACTTCGGGCCACTCACTTTCTTTAACTGATATTGTACAAGATGGTTTATGTTCACACCAGTACTTAGCATAAATCCCCCATAGTTTTAATTGTTGAACTGCTGATAACTGGTTTCTTGTAGTGGATTTTTTAGGAGATTTAATAGGGAAAGAAAATACTAATACATTACTAGGATTTGTGATGTCTGGTTCTGAAGGTACTCCTGCCTCTACCATATATTTTCCTAATGGATCATTAATATCTGATCTTATTGTACGTATATAATATGGAGAATGTCGTGCATGTATACCGCTTGCACTATCTACTAATTGTGAAACTGTACCTGAAGGTTTTACACATGTAATTGCACTTGAAGGTTTGATATTTAATTTCTTACTCCATTCTTTATTAGTTTTTATACACTCTTTCTTTAAAGAATCTAATAGTGTTGGAAGATTGTTACTATCTATAACTCCATTGAGTCGATTATTATCCATAATACCTGTTAAGGATACACCCAGAAGTCTTTCCTCCTCACAATTAGCTTTCCAATCACTTCTTAAATATCTAAATTTAGTTAATGTACTCTGCCATGTACCTAGAATGGTGGCTAATTTAACTTTTCTTAATAAATCCTCTAATTTATCCGTAGATCGAACAACTATCTCAGAAAGGTTACAGAACTCTTGTGACCGCAATATTATTTCAGAGCAAGGGTTAGTACCATAGTCATCTCTTACTTCTCTCCTATCCCCTAATTCAAGACTTTTTTTCTTTGCATTAGTAGAAGAAAAGATACCACGTTCACCACTTTTACTATCATATAAGGCTGTCCACTCACGAAGAAATGTACCAACGTCAGGTTTATAATGATAATTAGATGAGTTATTTGCTAGTGCTCTTTGAGGATATTCCTCCCACCAACGTCCTGACTTAGCCGTTCTCATCTGATCATCACCAAGGTCTGACAAACTAATTAAAGCACTTCTTCTAACACCTCCCACAACCACTATTTCTGCTATCTTACATACTATATCATGACATTCTATAGGTTTTAATTTACGTCCTTTTGATTTTTGAAAAGTTTCAATAGTGAATTTAAATAAATTATCTAATGGTTCAGGTCCACTTGCTCTACCACCAAAAGTTTTAAGAGGTGAACCTGCAGGTCGCACTTTTGTTAAATCCCAATTAGGTATAACTCCGACATATAATAAGCTAATTAGTTCCCTATATGCCTTCGCCCATCCTAACTTAGAATCACGCACCTGTATACATGTATCAGTAGGATGCATTTCATCTGGTACTATAGATAATTTTTCAATGTGTTTAGATTCTACTGAAAAACCTACGCCTGTGCCATTCATTAGAATATAAAGAACTTCATCAAAAGAACGAGGGGAATCAATGTGAAGATAGGCACAATTATATCCAGCTATGTTTTCTTTTTCTAATGCTTCTCCTGCAGTCATTAAACATCTCATTGATGGCATGATCTGTAGGGAAAGTACTGCATTTTTCATTTCTTCTATTATAGTACTAGGAACAGAATATTCATATTGACTTTTTAAATGTGTTTCAAAGAAATTAAAATATCTACCCACAGTTTCTTCCCATGTTTCTCTACGTTTCTTTTCATAATCCCATCTAGAGTATCTTGATAAATGTATATATTGCTGATATTGTGTAGGTAATTTACTCATTTTTTAATGACTCTCTTTCTATAAGTTTTTCAATATAAGTTCTAGCTTTTAATAAATCATTTACTCCACCTTTATGTGGATAACGTGATACATATTTAATCACATTTCCCTCTAGAAAGTCTAACTCATTAGCGGTTATATACTCAAGAGGTTGAATACCAAATCCTACCTTATCATAATGTTTAGGATTAGTCACTTCCTCCTTTTCTAATCTTTTACGATCTTTTAATCCTAGTGGTAACCCACTTTTAGGAGTGTGTTGTCTTTCATAACCTAGTGGATCATGTTTCATCTCTTTATTTTCTTTATCTATATGATCCTGTACAATAGTTACATACCTCTGAGTTTGTGCATCCCATTGCTGACATGGCTTAGAAGATTTAGGTGCATTCCGTAAAATGTTTTTAATATTCTCTTGGTCATCTCTTCCAAACCCTTCCTTTGAGCTATACCTCTCATCTAATCCGTGTGATCTTTGTGCTCTCTGTTTCTGAGATTCCTTTCTTTCTCTCTCATCTATCTCATAGTTACTCATAATTCTCTCCCTTAAATATTTCTGCCTTACCTTTCGGTGTCCATAATACTACTTCCTGTTTCTTCTTCTTATACTCTCCATCTCTTAATATTCTAGCCATCCTACAATTTCTAATTGCCTCCTGTTCTCCTTGTCCAGATTTAAGAAAAGCCTCTAACACATCCTCCCACATATCTAAAACCGAACTGGTATTTCCGTCCAAAATTTTTCCCGCAGATATTGGTCCTACACCTTGACAACCTTTATAATTATCTGTGGAATCACCTACCAATGATTGATAAAAGAATTTATAATTAGCATCTTTTTCTTTCCATTCAAAAACTTTTTCTTCCTTAAAGTCCCAATGCAAACCTGGAATAGTTAATAAATCTTTATCTTCACTAACAATTATCCTTTCATTTTTAGATTTTTCAGTTGCTAAAATACCTATAACATCATCAGCCTCTAACCAGTTGAATATTTTATATGGGTATGTTTCTTTACAATAATCCATAGCAGGAATAAAACACATTGGTTTCCTTCCACTTTTTCTATTACTTTTATATTCTGAATTTATCTTTTTTCTAAAATTTCTTTTATCAGTAAAGCATAATAAAACTTTATCTGCTTGAGTTCCTTCTTGTACTTTCCAGATCTGATCATCAATTATAGTCTTAACTTCTGCAAAATCACAATGGAGGGTCCAAGAATCACCTCCCCAATTAACTTCTCTCTCTGAAAGTCGTGTTGCTTTATATACAAATATATCTGCATCAATTAATAGTTCTCTCATTCTCTTCCTTTTCTAAGTTTACTCTGTTTGTGTATGTTGATATGTTTGTTAAATCATGACGGTATTCCTCATGCTTTTTAAAATTAAATCTTGTATGATTTTTCATCTCTCCCCAAGGTATAATATAAATATAAGGAAATTGACATACAAATAAATAATCAAAATCTCCCTTCTTATATTTTCTTTTTATCCTTACTCCATTTAATTTTGCCTCTCTTGTCAGAGGTATAGAGCTTAACTTAGAGTGTTTTATCTGTATGGTGATCCAATCTTCTCCATCCTTAACTACTAAATCAAATGGTGATGATGGATCTAAAGGAACACACATAGAATAGTTCCACATGTGTAAAAGATACCTTACTATTTCTTCTCCTGCCATACCAAATGCAGATGCTTCAATGTGTGGCAGCCCAAGTTGATCCTGTTTTAAATTCTCCTGTGAGGGGAATTCTAAAATTATACCTTTTTCCTGCGATGGCGATTGCTTTGACCGCAAGTTCACCGATTTTTTCTGCATGTTCCCTTTTTACTGTAAGTTGAACTTCATCATGAACAAATGCTACTTGTTTATAATCTTCTCCATACTTAAATTCCTTTTCAAGTAGGGAATGCATTTCAATAATCCATCGTTTACAAATTATTGCTCCTGCTGATTGTAGCAATGTATTTAAAGCTGAATGACTAGAACGTACAGGTACTTTCCTTCCATCCAAACCAGTTATAAACCCTTGCTCTGCTTTCTTTTGTACTGCATCTCTAAGAGATTTTAAAGCAGGTATTTTAGTTAAAAATTCTTTCTTTAATCTTGATCCTTCTACCTTTCCTTTACCTACAATTTGACCAATTTTTTCATTTCCTGCACCATACAGGAAACCATATATAAAAGTTTTCGCCTGATCCCTAGTAGATAGACCAGCGGCTTTCTGATTAGTTGTATGAATATCCTCTTCAAGTAATAATTTACCATATTCACCACCGTCATACTTAGCAAGATAATGACTAAGACACCGCAATTCCAAACTAGAGACATCAACTCCCAAAAGATCCATTTTTGAGTCTGCTCTAAATAATGTTCTACATTCTTTCCCAAAGGGTGCATTGAGATTCGGCACCTGAGCGAGATTAGGGTGTGAATGAGAACATCGTGAAGTCTGTGCTCCCATCGTGTTGACTTTTCCATGTAACCTACCATTTTTACATAATTTTATCCATGCTTGGTTACCTTCTGCTAATTGAGCTATTCGTTTGTTTAAAACAAAGTATTGAGACATCAATTTAGCTTCAGGATACTCAAGTTTATTTAAAACTTTCTCATCAATCTTAGGGTCATTTGTAGGAGTAAATTCTGTAGGAATCCATCCTCTCAATTCTTGTAATCTTTTTGCTATATGTTTACGAGAATTAGGATTAAAATCTATAATCTTTATCTTGGAATAGGAACCATTTTTTCTCAAACCTTCATCCACTATCCAAGAACCGAACACCTCACCTAACTTTTTAGAAAGTTTTGATCTCTTATCAGCAAGGTCAGCATAAAATGCTACTGCTTTTTCTTCATCAAAAGAAAAACCTACTTCTTCTTGTTTTATACAAACATCTGCTATTCGATGTTCTAAGTCTAGACAATCTTTTGGAGGAACATTGTTTAATAGGAATTCATGTAGTAATTCTGTTAAATGTACATCATTTACACAATAATCACGCATCTCAGGTGTGAGTTCCTCAAAAGCATTTTCTCGTTGAGAGTATGTACCTTTAAATGATCCTAATCGTTCTCCCCACGCCTTGAGAGAATGACTACCCCAAAGTTTTGCCTCTATTTTACGTTTTTTTGAGTCTGTTTCTCTTAAATTAGGATAGATTAATCTTGAAAGTATTAAAGTATCAAGAGTTTGTTCTATAGGCACAGTGAAACCGTACAATCGTTTAAGTGCTATCAGATCAAATCCTAATATGTTATGCCCTATTATTTTCTTATCCTTTAAATCTAATAGAGCATCTTTAATTTTTGAATCTGTATCTGCAATGGTCAACTCACCATTACTAAGGTTACGATATACCAATAAATGAACTTTAGTTATGGTATCTAATAAACCATTAGATTCTAAATCTAAAACTACCTCTTCCATTTTTTCCTTCCGTTAGAAATCTTGATTATCTGTAACTTCTTCTATTTCAAAATTATCTGTGGAAACTTCTATCATTCTTCCTGTTTCCTTTGAATATTCTATAGCATTACAGATTCCTGTCTCACCTGTCCATCTGTTTTTTAGAATACGTACAGTAGTTAAATTGGGATGATCTTCACTCTGTTGATTTCTTTCACAACCTATAACAATATCAGATAGTTGTGCTATACCATGAGTACCACGTAACTGATTGAGAGAAGTTTGTACTCCTTCTTCATGTCCTCTATCCCCACTTGGTCTACGTAAATGAGATACAAGTATTAAGGCACATTGTAATTCTTCCACTAAAGATCGTAATTTAGTCATTACAAAGTCTAACATTCTACGTTCATCTCCACCACTTGTTAGTCCTGAAATAATAATACTAATATGATCTAAGATAATACAGTCACACTCCATTCCTCGTACCAAATATCTAATCTTGTTAAAGAGATGCTCTGGTTCCACACTTCCCCAATGATCATACAGAAATAGGTTACCTGTACCTACAACATTATCAAAACCTTCTTTTAATTCTTCAGTTGTACACTCTACATTCTGTAGATGTATAGGTTTGTTTAAGTATAAGCCTACAAAACCCAATGCGGTTCGTTTGTTATTCTCTTCTAAAGCAAGATAACCTAACTTCTGTCCTTGCAACATCAACGAGTAGCCAATCTCTCGACATACCTGTGACTTACCTACTCCACTACCTGCTGTGATCGTAACAATTTCTCCTCTTCGTAGTCCCTGAGTCATACTATTTAGACCAGAGTAGGGATAAGGAAAGGATTCTATATTATCCTCAGATGATATTAGATGCCATAAATCTCTACCATCTACTATCCCATCTGGCCTCCATACTTGGGCAGACCATATCGCAGATATAATTTCTTTATCCTTACCATCTTGTAACATCTCACTGGCATCCTTCATAGGTAACTGAGCTACCTTAACTTTACCGGGAGAGAACAATGGTACACATTCTTCTACAGCTTTCTTACCTGCGTCATCTTGATCAAACATTAGGACTATAGTTTCAAATCCTTCTAAGTATTCTATCTCTCGTTGAAGACATCGTTTTGCTCCTCCAGATCCAGTAGATATAGAGACTACAGGCCATTTATTACCTTGAGCTTGAGATACCGACATAGCATCTATCTCTCCCTCTGTCACTACAATCATCTTCCCTTTAGAGAAAAGATTTTTCCCAAAAAGATTCGCTTGTTTTGTATCTCCAATAAATAGGAAATCCTTGTTAGAGAATCTTAATTTTTGTGCAATGACCTCACCTGACCCTGCCTTACGGTAATTAGCAATCTGTACTTTCTTACCTTTGAAAGTTCCAATTTGATAATCCCATTTATTAACAGTAGCTTGTGATAGGCATCGTTTCTGGAGAGGTAATTTGTCACCAGTTACAAAATCCATTTTCATTTTTTCCTTCCTTTGTGAAATTGATGTTTCACCTACTTCCGTTTGGTGATAACCACATCCGGGTGTGAAGCAATAACCATGACCATCATCATACATAGCAAGGTTATCTTGTGATCCACAACTAGGACAAGGGATGTGTTTAATTAATGTAGAGTCTCCCCTCTCTATACTCTCTCTTCCGAAGAGTTCCATATTTTATCATCTAGTTTAGATTTTGCTGATAATGATTTGATATATGTAAATCCACAACTTACTAAGAAGTACTTCATTTGATCTAATACTTCCGATAAAGTTGAAGCGTTAAATTGAACCTTAACATCATCAATTTTATAGTTTTTACCTGACAAATCACTTCTATCCATGAAAGTTCTTATTTGTCGAAACGTATATGTTTCTTCCATGTCGAGTTCATTCTCAAGTTCCTCTTCCCAAATAAATTTTTTGGGAGTTTTATTTTTTAAATTATGAATTTGAGTTCCTCTATTTTTAATACCCTTACCCATACTTCCCTTCCTGTTTTAGAAGTCTAACCATGATTGAACATCAAAGTATGGAGAAAGTTGAGTAGTTTCTATCTCATTAAAACCTAAGATAGTAGATTGAGGATATTTATACCTCAACCACATAATACTCTCTTTTAATTCTTCCCATTGTTTTGATGTATAATTTAAACAAGGTTCCAATTCTGAATCTGTAGAATCTCCACCAACTAGACATACTGATATAGATATATCATTATAACCCTCTGTGTGTGCTCCTACCTCTTCAATATGTCTACCTGTTTCTACGTTACCATCTCTCTTTATAATAAGATGATGCACCACATTTAAAAACCCTTTCTGTCTATGAAGTTTATTCATATCTTTAACATTAAGATTTTTACTAGGTGGTGTCTGACTACTATGTATAATAATATATTTAGTTTCTGTTCTGTTTATTCTATCCATTCTTCTGGAATATTTTTATTTGCATATTTAAAATTATATTTTGTAGCCCAAGCCTTACACGTTAAGTTAGAACCTTGAACTTTTTTATTACAATCGTAAAATACAAGTCTAATATCTAAGTCAGGATGTTGTTTCTTGATAGCTTTTAAAATCCGTTGTGCTGTAAGTCTAAAAAATCCTTTTGCCTCAATAATTATTCCATTAGGTAGAATAAAATCTGGTTTATAATTTCCTTTCAACGTATAACCTAGAATAAGTGTTTCGTATTCATAGGTTATACGTTTTTCCTCTAGGAAGGAACCTAGTTTCTCTTCAAATTGATTACGGAACCCTTTAGAAGTCCTCATCCTCTTCTTTAAATTCAGATGAAGTATCTTCAGAAGAATCTTCAAAACCCTCTTCCTCTTCAAAACCCATATCTGATATTGGGTTATAAGGGATTAAATTGATAACTTGTACGGCATCCATATACATGGTAACACCTGCACCACCTTGAACAGTCCAGAAATTAGGTCGAAATGAAACCTTTACATCGGAACCTCGTCCAAGTGATACATTACAAGGATTCAATTTAGCATCAATTAAACGGATTGTAACCTTTCTTTTTTCACCGTTCTTAGATTTAAAAAATGGTTTCTGTTTAAACTTGAACAGTACATCATCACCATCTTCTTTATATGGTGGATCAGCTAATTTTTTTGCTCCTGACTCTTTTTGAGAAGAGTCCATCCACTCGTCAATGGTTGCCATAAACTTCTTGGCATTTTTACGTGGAATTGTGAACGCTAATTGATATTCCCCTTCTTCTGAGAATTTTGTATTAGGTCGTTCTATATATGCCCACGCCACTTTTCCTGACGGAGATACTTGTCTATCTGCCATTTATATCCTCCTTAAATGGTTATATTATAGGTTTAAAATTCAAATTATTATTAACTTGAATACTATAAGGGTAGTTAATTAACAAAAGAAGTATTTAGAATTTAGTACTTCTGTTATATCTAACTCTCCCCTCTTTGGTGGGTTGGGAATATAATCAACCACTTCCAAAGCTGATTTTTTAAACTCATCAAGAGGATCAAACTCTTGATACAGTTTAACAAATGCTTTTCTTAATAATTGTGCTAATTGAGGTGTATTTGATGCATGTGTACCATATGAATCATGTATCATTTGGAATGATTGTATATTTACATCCATACACATATTTACTGTGAAGGTCAATGCACATGCATCTAAAGAATGTACAAAATTAGGTGCTGAACCATTGACAGATCTTCTATTATCAATTCCTGAATCATCCTCAATCTGTATAGTGGGTTTAATTAGGATTCCATCAATATGTGTGAATATTTTTTTCTTAGATATGTCCTTATATTGTTGATGAATTATCATACCAGATGGAATCCACCATATCAAGGGATAATTTTCTTTACTCATTATACTTGAAACTTTTCTAATCCAATCCATAGCCTCTTTTGCACTCACTACTACCTCTGTGATAGCATTCCACACTCTAGTTGTAATCCAGTTCACAGGTATGTACAAAGGAAGATTTTTATCCCAAGGATAGTTAAGTCCCTCATAAATACAATCCCTAACATACTCTTCTACGTAACTTCTACAGCTAAATCTTGTACCTCCATATGGTACTACCATAACAGGTCGTTTAGTCATCTTACGATTAATAAGTCCAGAATTTAACCACTTCTCTGCCATCTCATCTCCGTCTTCCATCTCCTTCCTTACTTCTCTTAGTACATGATCAGCGACATCTTGATATATGTCTTGTGGTTGCTCTTTATCCATAAGATTTGTTGCGTGACCACCTACTTTACATCGTAACATCGCTGAATAATGTTGTAGCCCATTATTGCTACCATCTAAGGCTATAGGTAAACTTGATTTATAACCGAAACCTTCCCTCTTAAATCCCGCCCACTCATAGCAGAATGCTAAGAATAACCAAGGATCACTAACCTTTTTCCAGAATTCACTATCTAATCCGTGTTTTGCTGAATCCAATATCTCATTCTCGTTTTCATAGACCCAATCTACTCTCTCTTTTAAGGTGTGTTTATCTATTCCGGCACAGTTTGCACCATGTATTGCTAACCAATCTACCTGTTCTTGGTTCTTAATTGGTAAACTCTTGGAGAATGTTAGTAGTGCCTTTGCATACTCTGTACCTTGTGGTGTAAGAAAGGATGATACAGTGTATTTTCTACCTCTGAAATCTACTTGGTATGGAAAATAAAAACTTTCATACTTAGAAAATTTTTCTGCCATTTTAATGGTTCTCATAAACTGTAGTATCTTAGATTTTCTCCTTACATTCTCTGCATAACATTCTGATGCAATAGTTTTCCAATCTATAAACTTTTTATACATCTCTTCGTCCATATCCGCTTTCTTCATTCCCTTACTGGCTGGACATGGTGGAATAGTGGCTTCAGTCCTATCTGGTAACGATCCAATACTTATCCTTTGCTCCCATGCTTCCGACATGGTATGAAATACTTTCTTATTTACTTTCCATGTAGTATTTTGTAATGCATTTACACAACTATACTCTTGTTTCATGTCGTGATAAGCTAATTCACTAGCTATATTCTTGTTACTGGTCTTTATAAATCTAATTCTTTTTGTTAAATATCCACCACTATAAGGTGAGGTCCAATTTAAAGGTGTACATACCATTGGAGAGTATGCTGGACTAAGTAATTCTCCCTTACTATTAATCTTTTCAATCCAATCTAGCGTGGTGGCAGTAGGAAGGATAGTTAATTCCTTTTTCTTTCTACTTTTAGTCATAGTCACTACCTTAACTAGACCAGTTGAACGTACTAACAAATCTACACACTTCAATCCTACTTGGATTCGTTCTGTTACCGTCCATGTGTCGGTATGTTCTATATCTATCTTGTGTTTACAATGTTTTAGTAAACCATATCTACGATAATGACGAGATGCTGATCTCTTTCCTACTTGTTTCATTAAGTAATCAAAATAATGCTTGTCTCCCTCTCTATATAAATTAAATTTTACTTGATCTTCTAGTGATTGTCCAATCTTAAAAGCTAAATTAGTTAGTTTCTGAGATTTAGATATTCCATCCATAATGGATCTTAAAGTGATGAATGCTGATACCTCTGACTCCAACATAGCTAGAAAAGGTGCGGCAAGGGCTTTCCTTCCTGCACCACCTTGTAATGCTTCACCTATAAATGAATCTATTTTTCTAGAAAACTTGTCTACACTCTGTTTCATTAATAGAATGCCATGTAAAGATGTAGACTCAGCGGAAGAACTCTTTGCTTCTCTTACTTGTTTACGGAACTTCTCAATCCCGAATTCAATCATATCTTCTTCTAGTTTTTTCTGTTCTTCAAATATGTTCATTCCTTCCTTTTTATATGAAAATGAATAACCAATGTAAACTTACTATATAAACTAAACAACTAAATACTATTATGTATAATGTAAATATCATTCTCTCCTTATATTAAAAATGTAAGTTATCATCTATAATCTCATCTTTACTGTATCGAATAGTAATCGCTCCACCTCCCCAACAAAATATTAATCCACTTACTGCTATGATAAATATACCAGTGAAAAATCCAAATCCCCATATACTAAAAAAAACGAGTATATCTGGTAAAATAAGAAACCACCTATTCATATTCCACCTTTTAATTAAGTAAATATGGTTTAGTAAGATGACTCCACCAAAGTTTATCTTTTTTCATGATCCACATCTTCCAATCTGCACCTTCATTTAAATAAGATGTTAGTGACTCTGTTATCTCAATGAGATTTGACTCAAAGGTAATAGGATTAGTTGTTAGATCATCTTGTTCAAATTCTATAGTACCTCCCCTTGTAAAGAATACACCTGTGTCATTAGGTAACTCCGTAAAAGAGAGTGTGAAGGCATCAATAGCATCATTCACTATATGAAATAATGTGAAAAAATCCTTTGTGTTAAAAATACCTAGTATAGAATTTTGATTGAATTCACCATCAATGAACTCATCATCTAACATATTCCTTACTATATATATCATTCACCTCCTAGCTTGTTTATGTAATTCTTCTAGCCTTTTTAAGTGTTCTTTCCTTTTTTGAATTCCATCAATATGTAATTCTTCTATCCTTTTTAAGTATTCTTTCCTTTTTTGGAGATCCTTCTCTTTTAATTCTTTTTTTAATTTGTTTCTGGTAAATATAAAGTTATTCCAATCATTTATTTCTTGTTTCACATCATCTATACATTCCATACAACTTTCTCTATTAGAATTTTATGTACCTCAAAGACTATTTGCTTGTTTTCTCTGACTGCTTTGTATATAGCATTGATTAAATGCTCAGGGTGCATATCCTCAATAGCTATTAACTCATCTTTGGATTCACTTTTATATTTAATCACCATTTTTTCCTCTTCTTCAAGAGTCTCAGTTATCATATCCTTCCATTCCATATTGATTCTCCAGTTTAAAGTTAAAGTAATAAGGTTCGTAAACTAACCAAGCAGTTATGGTCTAAGACTTCCCCTCTGAGTCGTATGCTCAAGTCTTTATGAAGTGGGCTGTACAATTATTACGTCAATAACCACTATCATTCTTTTAATCCTTTCTAAGTAATCGGAAAGTATATTTCTTACTTGCTCTTGGCTTCGGAGCGACCTCCTACGCACCTTTAAGTATACCTCACATACTTTCCTTGAGGCTTATTCAAGACATAGCTCAGTCAACTATGCCACAACTTAACACCTCACTGTTGTTCCTGAGTAGAGTCGGAGTCGAGACCTGTCTTATCCTCCCATGACCTAATGAATCTTACATCATATTCCAGACACTTCACTCATACCTTTAAATGAGTAGTTTTCTGCCAATTTCCTCTTAATGCAACCTAATTACATAGGTAAGATTAGTGTTACCACAGGCGTATCTTTACGCAAATTGGTTACTCTACAAATATATTATCTCATATACGTAAAACAATATCAAGTGTTTTCTTCACTTTTATTT